AAATATGATTACTAATTTAGATAAAATTTTTACACCTTTTGCTAGGTATATAGCTATTTTGAGACGTAATCAACACGTCATTAAAACTGTTGGTAGCGCTATTTCTTTTATTTGGTTGGCAAAGAAGCGTTTATTTTTGATATCCGGAGAGATAGAAACAGATCTTTCTCGGATTACTACAGCCAAGATTGGTTCACTTAATGAACCGTATTATAGTGTACCAGCATTATTAGATAGATTGAAGAAATACAAATCTTCGATTTCTTATAATGTATTATCTATTCGTGATTCTAATTTAGCTGCTAGATTGAATATTGCAATTGATAATTTGGAGACAGATGTCTCTGATGGTGCTTTGCGTAAGCAACCTTTTTGTATTATGTTATATGGTTTTCCAGGAACTGGTAAATCATCATTTGCAATTCAGATTGCAAAAGCACTTATAACTGATCTTCATGGTGAATTTAATACGACTGATATGGTTACATTGAATGAAACTGATGAATATCAATCGGAATTTCGTACATCTCATAAAGTTGTTTTATTTGATGATATAGGAGCGTGTAAATACGGTTTGAATGACACAAAAAATCCATGGCGTAAAGTCGTTGATTTTGTAAATAATGTTAAGAAAACTGCACTTAATCCTAATGTCGAAATGAAAGGTAAAGTTTATATACAACCTGATCTTATTATTTTGACATCAAATTTAGATTTTGGATCTGGTTTCGGTCAGATTAAATCATATATTCCTGCTTCTGAGGCCATTCTTAGACGTTTTTCTAGAATCGTTGAGGTTCATAGTCATACGCTTGTAAGGCCTTTAGATTATGTAGGAACAGATTCGAGTTCTGATGTAGGTGCACCATATATGACGCGTAGTCGTCATTATGAATCTAGAGGAGGTTATACTCCTATAGATGTACCACGTGAAGATTATATAGAAGAGCTTCGTGTAGCTTTTCAAGAGCATAATTTAGATCAAGAAAATTTCATTAAACAATTTAATAGTTGTTTTGATGATATATCTGATGATTCTTCGGAATCTATTGAGATATTACCATCTCAATCAGGATTGATGGGACGATATAATAATAATTATTTTGCCGTCGATCAAGTTTATATAGATTATTATATTAAGAAAGTTGATTGGGAGAGATTCTTTATAGAGTGGTATGAATTACCACCTGGTCAATATTTTCTTACTGTTGAAGGAATTGTTGATTCCTCCAGGAGACAAAGAACTGATTTAGAAATATGTATTGAATTATTTAATAGGGCATATGAAATCGTTAGGAATACACCACCTTCACGATCGCAACCCACTGCTGAATCAAAACAACTTATCAATGAACCTATTGATGAGACGTTTCATTGTCACCAGTTATTTACATTAAGACGATTTAAATTGCTTTGTAAAGATATGAATGATAAATGGAATAATTCTTCTAAACTTAGAGTAGATCAAATTGTACCTTTTCCTTTTTATAATTTATTCAAAATGACAAAGGGTGAGCCTAGACCTAAGCAACAATCATATTATATAGTGTATGCTGTATATATTTGTGTTACTTTAGATCTTAATTCTTTTGAATTATTTGATCAACCGGTATTTACACAATCTATTCCTTTAAAGTATGTTGCAAAACGTAGTATATTTGAAGGTAAGATTGATAGAATGATTCAACAATTAAAAATATCATTTCCTAATTTATTTATTAATTCAAATATTGAGGAAGTATCGGAATTTGAATCTTCTTTATCGTATATTTCTGAGATTGCAGAATATGATCGAGAGGATCAATCATTAAAATCATGTACCGCACTTTGGTCAGATGAGAATGAGCAAATTAATTATTTATTAAATATTGTTAAACCTCATAATTCTTATCAAAACCTTCGGAATGTGCAATTGTATAATTTTGGAGAAATTGATCTCATGTTTATTGCACCCAAATCTATAATTTTATTTGAGTGTAAAATAGGATATTCATTATTCAACAAAGCAAAGCACCAAGCTTTACGTTATTCGCGTGTTATGCTTGCCTTATATCCTCATAGGAGGATTATAGGCATGACACATACACCCATAGGTTTTAATGTTGTGTGTGATTTTAATGCATCTGTTAATACAGAATTTGCAGGCTTTCTTAGAATGATCGGATATTTAGATCCGCAAACTATAGTAGAGCTTTAGTAACCCTTTAAATATTAGGGTATTTAAATATATAATATTAGATAACATCGCCTTTAAGGTTAATTTACCTCAAAGAATTTATGTGTACCGCGCCCCACATAATAGAGTTATTGCAGCATCCGCTTGTATAGCAAGAGAATCGACAAACGTCAGTAGTTTGTAGGTTCAAGACTTAATTGTCATCTGCTATGCGGATGCTTTAAATCTTGAGCTGAAATTTTTAGCTGAACGATAGTCGCCTGTTTTTACAAGTGGATACTGTATAGGTTGGAGTATTAAGACTCCCGCTTAAGCAGC